TAAAATGCTCCTTAGGGGGCATTTTTTATGATCATAGGAATTACCGGATTCATTGGATCGGGCAAAGACACAGTAGCAAACTATTTGGTAGCCAAACACGGGTTTGTTAGAGACAGCTTTGCGGGCACACTCAAAGATGCAGTGGCCAAGGTATTTGGTTGGGATAGAGAACTACTAGAAGGACTTACACCTGAAGCCAGAGAGTGGCGTGAACAAGTGGATCCGTGGTGGTCCAAACGACTAGATATGCCCCGACTAACTCCTAGGTATATGTTGCAACTGTGGGGCACAGAAGTATGCAGACGTGGTTTTCATAATGACATTTGGATTGCCAGTTTGGAAAACAGATTACGTAAAACTACTGAAGATATTGTTATTAGCGATGTTAGATTCCCTAACGAATTAGCAGCTATACGTAAATTTGGCGGTGCTTGTGTATGGGTCAAACGTGGGTCATTGCCTGAGTGGTATGATTGTGCCCTGACAGAAAATACCACACACGAAGATAGGCAATGGTTACTAGAAGATGCAGGGCAGTTGATGCCGCAGCGTTACCCTAACATACATCACAGTGAATGGGCTTGGATTGGGCAGACGTTTAACTACGAAATTGATAACAACGGAACTGTGGAACAACTGTATGAACAAGTCAATAATCTGCTGATAGCGGACTTTCACGCCAAGTAGTTTTTGAGTTGTTTAATTCAATTCTACAATTGGCACACACGCTGCGTAAGTTGACCCAATTGTTATTTTTTAAATTGCCATCTAAATAGTAAACAAAAATTTGATTTGGTGTATGTGCTTTAAATCCACACTTGTCACAGATTAGTTTTTTCTTATAACCAGTTTTGGTCCAACCAGGTAGTTCTTTGGTCCTTTTGTTTTTCCTAGCGCAACTGGCACAAATTTGTCTATAGTATATTTTGTCGTTTAATTTATAATTAACGGCTGCAAAATTACCTCGACAGGTGGTGCATAAAGGTCTTGACATAAATTTATTTATAGTAAAACCTTTAAAGGCACCTTAAATATGCCCAAAATAATATCCTTTTAATAAATACTAGCAAATGTTTTGTTAAAGGATAAAGACATGGCACTAGTATCTCCTGGTTTAGAAATTACCGTAACCGATGAAAGTCAATACGTTCCTGGTGCAGTAGGAACAGTACCTCTTGTTATATTGGCAACTGCACAAGATAAAACAAACCCGTCAGGGACAACTGCCACAGACACCACCGCTGCTCGAGCCGGAAAATTATTAACATATTCTAGCCAACGTGAACTTATCGCGTCAATGGGTTATCCTAGCTTTAAACAAAGCGCAGCCGGTACCCCGTTACACGGTGACGAGCGCAATGAATATGGTTTGATGACTGCCTACAGTATCCTGGGCAATGTCAACAGAATCTATGCTATTCGTGCAGACGTTGACCTTGATGCACTCGAAGGCACTAGTGTTCGCCCAACTGGTGCTGTTGCTAACAACACACACTGGATGGATCTAACAGAAAGCGTTTGGGGTATCAATGAATGGGACGCTATTAATAGTGAATTTACCTTAAAGACTCCAATTTTAGTTACCTCTACCGCTGATCAAACTCTAAGCAGCGGAATTTATGTTCCCAAGAGCAGCATTGGACAAATTGGAAGCTATGCTGTAAGTTTTGGTACAGGTAGCAATGCAATTTTATTTTACAAAAACAGAAGTAATACTTGGGTGAGAGTTGGTACAGATGCGTGGGCAACAAGTTGGCCAACCATCAAAGGAACAGTGTCTTTTGCTACCAGCTCAACCACTGCTATTCCTTCAAGCACTCCTGCTGCTGCTTTAACAATCAATGGCACAAGTGTTACTGTAGGTAATACAGGTTCTAGCAGAACTATTGCTCAGGTTGTGTCTTCTATTAACAGTGCTGCAATTACTGGAGTTACTGCTGCTTACATTGACGGAAAATTAGAAATTTATGCAACTGATGCAGCAGCAAGCGATGGCGCCACAGCCGACGGTAAGATTACAATATCTAATGCATCTGGTACACCAATGGCCAGTTTAGGACTTGGTACTTCGGGCAGTACATATGCTAATCCTAGATTGACATTTGGTAATTTTGCTGAGATCCCAAGCTGGCGTAGTACAGACACTGTACCGCGTCCTAGCGGCAGTATTTTTATGAAAATTGGTGCAACAGGAAGCGGAGCAGATGTTGTTATTAAACGTTACAACACTACTACTGGATCGTTTGCCACATTGGCTACAGAATTTTACAATCGTGCCGAAGACGCTCTATACGGATTAGATCCATCAGGTGGTGGTAATGGTATTGTGGCTGGTACTGTTTGGATCGCGTATGACTCATTGCGCGACGACACAGATGCGTTCAAACCTTTCCGACGTCGCATAACAGGTCAGACCGTGGTGTCAGGATCTACTTTGGCTGCTAGTCCTTTTACAATCAGCGATGAATTTACCATTGGAGTAACTTCCATTGGAACATCTGTAATTACAGAATACACTGTTACACTAACTGGAACTACACCTTCGAGCTTTGTGTCAGACGTTCTTGCATTGGACATTCCAGAATTAGACATCAGCGTTAACAACAGCATAATCACTTTCACTCACATTTACGGTGGTGACATTTATCTGACAGATGTAACAGGTACTCCTGTTGCTGACGCAGGATTTACAAGCAGCACAACAGGTACTGTTTTATACGGAACAACATTGGCGCTGACCAATTGGGAATCACTCACATACACTTACAGTACAACAGAGCCATATCAGGCACCAGAGGATGGAACTTTATGGTACTACAGTGATCCAGCAACCGTTGATATTCTAATCAACGAAATTGGCGGTTGGAAAGGATATCGTAGTACATATTACGACGGAACAAAAACTGATGCTAGAGGTTATGATTTAAGTTTGACTGACCCAGAAGGAGTTATTGTAACTGCCAGCGAACCAGAGTATCAAAGCGATGGTGTCACAGCTCTTGTAGCCGGAGATCTGTGGTTAGACACCGGAGATTTAGAAAATTATCCTGCACTATACCGTTACAGTGGAACCGATTGGGTATTGATTGACAATACCGATCAAGTTGGACAAAACGGTATTGTGTTTGCCGACGCACGTTGGGACACTGATGGTACTACAGACATTATCACTGGGTCGTTACCTTCTATCACTGAGCTGTTGGCCAGTGACTACATAGATCAGGACGCACCAGACTACAGATTATATCCTCGTGGTATGTTATTGTTTAACACAAGACGTAGTGGTTACAATGTCAAACAGTATGTAAGCAATAAATTTAATTCACAAGCCTATCCTGACTTGCCAGCAGTACCCGGTGCCGGTGGCTCGTTGCCAACAATCAAAGATACATGGCAAACAGCAAGCGGATTAAAAGACAATGGCAGTCCATATATGGGTCGCCAGGCACAACGTCGTATGGTTACCGCAGCAATGCAAGCGGCAATTATCGCCAACACTGAAGTACGCGAAGATCAATTCCAATTTAACTTGATCGCTTGCCCAGGTTATCCTGAAGTGATTGATGAAATGGTTGCGTTAAATAATGACCGCGCACAAACTGCGTTTGTTGTAGGCGACACACCAATGCGACTGGCACCCAATGCAATTGAAATTGCAAACTGGAGCAACAATACCAATGGTGACGGGCTAGCAACATCAACGCCATACCTGGGTGTTTATTATCCTTGTGGTCAAACATCAGATTTACAAGGTAATACTATTGTAGTACCAGCAAGTCATATGGCTTTACGTACAATTATCTTTAACGATAATGTAAGTTATCAATGGTTTGCACCAGCCGGAACACGTCGTGGTCTAGTAGACAATGCAAGTAGCATTGGTTACATTGATGCTAACACAGGAGAATTTACTTTTGATAGTATTCGTCCAGGTCTAAGAGACACCTTATACGAAAACAGAATCAATCCTATTACCAATTTGCCAGGCATTGGATTAGTGGTCTGGGGTCAGAAGACTCGCAACCCAACCGCAAGCAGTTTGGATCGTATCAATGTTGCTCGTTTGGTAAACTACTTGAGAACTATACTTGCAACTGCAGGCAATGGTTTCTTGTTTGAACCCAACGACAAGATTACCAGAGATCAAATCAAGAATATTATCTCAGGAGCAATTAACGATCTAGTGGCCAAACGCGGTATTTACGATTATGTTGTAGTCTGTGATGACACAAACAATACTCCTACACGTATAGCTCGTAACGAATTGTATGTAGACGTGGCAATTGAGCCAATGAAAGATGTTGAATTTATCTACATACCAATTCGTTTAAAGAATCCAGGTGATATTGCAGCAGGCGTTTAATATGGGTATATATTGGGGCTTTGCTGCCCCAATATGATCTAATAAAATTTTGGTAAATACCTATAACAGGAGAAAGAAATGGCGATTGCCTCACTAAACAAATTTACAGTTCCACTAGCAACAAATCAAAGTGCCAGCGCACAAGGTTTGTTAATGCCAAAATTAAAATTCCGTTTTCGTGCGGTATTTGAAAATTTTGGAGTCAGCACCGATCGTGTAGAGCTTACAAAACAAGTTGACAGTATTAGTCGTCCTAATTTAAACATGAATCCGTTTGCGATTGATGTTTACAACTCTAAAGTAAACCTAGTAGGCAAGCCAAGCTGGGAAGCTGTAACTGTTACATTACGCGATGATGCAGCTGGTAATGTAAGTAAATTAGTCGGTGAACAAATTCAGAAACAGTTTGATTTTGCAGAGCAAGCATCAGCATCATCAGGCATTGATTATAAGTTTATTCTCAAGTTTGAAATGTTAGATGGTGGTAATGGTGCCAATCAACCAACGGTACTAGAAACCTGGGAATTGTACGGAGCACTATTAGGAACAGTAAATTATGGTGAAATGGCTTACGGCGAAAGTTCACCTGCTACTATTCAATTAAGTATCACTTACGATAATGCGGTTCAAACTCCAAGTGGTACAGGCGTTGGAAGTTCAGTAGGAAGAACATTGGGGACTTTAATTACTGGCGTTCTGTAATAAACTACCAACCTATGCAAAAAGTCCGGAAATTCCGGACTTTTTTTTGACATAAATAACATAAACGGACCTATATGCCTAATATTTTTGATGGTTTTTTAACACAGCTCACTACCGGCGATAGTATCAAAGATTACAAACACGCCAGTAGATTATTTGTTGACAATAATTATGCACTGTCACCAAAGTACAATTGGTTATTTCATGTGTATTTTGATTTAAATCCTGAAATCTCAAAAGTAAATACCCAAGAACAAACCGAAGTGGGAATGTTAGTCAAGTCTGTTGACTTGCCAAGATTCAGAGTAGATACAAAAAATTACAATAACTATAATCGACCGTCGTTGGTGCAAACCAAAATTAGATATGAAGATATCAACATAGTGTTTCACGACGACTCAGCAAACGTAATACGTAGAATGTGGTATGATTATTACAATTATTATTACAGAGATATGGATAATAGTTATGCAGATGCTACTGGTGCGTTAAATGAAGTATACAAAAAAAGTAATAAACAAGTAGTTGGCCAAAGAACTTTGTACAATAAATTTGGTTATAGTCCAAGAACGGACAATTCATATCCACAGTACATACAAGCAATAAGAATTTATAGTTTACATCAAAAAAGATTTAGCGAATACACCTTACTTAATCCTATCATCAGTGGCTACAGACACGGCAGTCATCAAAATGGTCAAGACGGAATATTGGAAAACACAATGACCATACAGTATGAGTCGGTATTATATGCAGGTGGAGTAGCATCAATTGCGCGAGGATTTGCAGATCTGCACTATGATAAATCACCAAGTCCACTGTCAGTGGCAGGTGGCGGAACAAACACTATTTTTGGTCCAGGCGGCATTGTAAACGCATTTGATGAGGTAATAACGGACGGCTCAGGAGGTAAGTGGGGATCGGCGGCGTTCAAGGCTATTAGAGGATTTCAGAAAAATAAAAATGTTGATTTTATGAATTTGGCCCAAGGCGAGTTGGTACAGTCATTTCAAAATATTTTACGCAGCGGTGAAACTACAGGGGTGCCAGACATTCGAGCTGGCTTAAATTCTACATACTTTCCATACAAAGGTGTCATTGCTGATGAATCATCGGCAGTGGGTGTGCCGCTGTTGACCGGCACCACTGCTGCGGCAGGCAGCGTTGGTAGTAACGGTTTTAGTCTAACAGCGGCTGCCGCAGCAGTCACCGGCGGCATAGCATCGGCACTTCAAGGAAGTCCTATAGCAAAAGTAGGTTCTGCTATTTCAGGCGTGGTAAGTGATATTACCGGAAAAATAACAGGTGCAGATCCTAACAAAATTCTATCATTAGAAAAAAGTGAGACAGGAGAATTGACAGCAGAAAAAACAGATTCTATACCCACAAATGCTTTTACTACCGCAATTCAGACTGCAAATGGTCGATTAAAAACAATTGCAAGTCAAGATGCCGCACGTACAGCTCAAGAAGCAAGTGGGTCACTTAATGCAAGAATTGCTCAAAGTTTACCATCCACAGTGTCCTGGCAAACAGGAACAGACACTCTTGCATCCGCAGCAGGCAATGCATTGAGTACTACTCCATTTAAGAATTTTCAAATACCTGCAAGTGTTCGTGTTGCAGCCGATGCCGCAGCAGCTGGTTTATCGTCTGACTACTCGGGCTTATCATCAATAGGTAAGACTTCAACCAATGCAGCAGGTAGCGGATCGGTAAGCGGGGGATATGGAAATTTTAGTCAGTCGGGAGGCTTTACAATATAATGATAATACAATCAAACAGTAAAGTTTTTACAACTACGGTATTTGGATTAAGTACCAATCAGACATCCTCGCAAATCACAGATAAAAATAGAGCAACACAAGAACAGGTGTTAGAATCTAGCAGTTTCTCTAACCTAAGAACACGGGTGCCAAGAGTTCCTAGTAATCAAAAAATAGCAAAGGATTAACAATGGTACAGACATCATATCCTCAAACTCCGTATCCTACCAATTTACAAAGAGTAGATACCAATAACGTTAACCCTCCGCGCACTGACAATTTTTTTAATAATTTTTTCAACTTTCCGATTGAGGTCAGCAGCAACATTGACGCTGCTATTCTTGCACATTTTGAACAAATAGCTGACAACAAAGAATCAGCAAGAGCATTGGCCAGCGCAGTAATATACACTGCAATCAAGCAAGGAATAAATCCAATGGTGGCATTGGATGATTTTAAAAAGTTGCCACCGGGTGAATTAAACACATACACCGCATTATTTTTAAATTTTGATCGTATAGGTACTAGTTTTTTGGGTTTAAAAAATAGACCTGTTCAAAGTAAATACGTGACTAGAACTATTTTACCATAATGCTAAAATATGCCAATGGATTATATCAAGTTTTAAATCCAGACAAATATGTAGGAAAAAAAATACCTCATTTTAGAAGTAGCTGGGAACATAGTTTTATGAGATTTTGCGACAACAACCCAGCAGTGTTACAATGGGCCAGCGAAGCCATTCACATTCCGTATCGAAATCCTTTTACTAATCGTAACACCATTTATGTGCCTGATTTTTTGATAATATATCAAAACAAAGCCGGCAATAAGATAGGCGAATTAATTGAAATCAAACCCGGTAAACAAACTACCTTAGAAGCAGCAGGCAAAAGCGTAAGAGATCAAGCAGCCGCAGTTTTAAATATGCATAAATGGCAAGCAGCCAATGCCTGGGCACAGCAAAATGGATTGAGATTCAGAGTAGTAACTGAATCAGATATGTTTCATCAAGGTCGAGCTCGGTAAATACGAGCATGACTAAAAAATTATCAGAACTGTTTGACCTTCCAGAATTTCCTTCCACAGATTCTGCAGAATCAAACGAAGCATTAAAAACAATTAGCGAAAATAAATCTGTTATTGCACAAGTGGACGAGGCCATTGATAAAATTGACATAGCACTGCCTACAGTCAAAGATTTAGAGGCTAGTGATCAAGAAATGGACGAGCTAGCAGATCTAGCTAAAAGCAAGTTTGAGGATTTAATGGATCTTGGTATGAATATGGATCCCAGATTCGGCGGCGTGGTATTTCAAACTGCCGGAACACTGCTAGGGCACGCCATAACAGCCAAAACAGCTAAAATGGACAAGAAGCTGCGTATGGTGCAGCTACAGCTACAAAAAGCTAGATTGGATCATCAGATCTCAAAAGACAATCCCGATGACCGTCCTATAGACGGACAAGGTATAGTTCTTGATCGTAACGCACTATTAGAACAGATTCTTCAAAAGAACAAAAACACATAAATACTCTATAAACAGGATTATACTATGAAAAGTCTTCACGATTATATAGCCGAAAGAAATTCAAACTACTCATTCAGGATCAAAGTAGCTAAACAAAACCCCAAAGATATCATGGAAGAGATCAAGAATGCTCTCAATGCATACGAGCTAGTAGACATTACTGCTCCTAAAAGTATGCCGGTCCAAGAGCACAGAGAATTTCCAAAATGGGGGCCTTGCGAATGCTGGCAGTTTGAAGCTACAGTAGCTTATCCTACCACACAGGTACAAATCGCTCAATTATTAAAAGAGCGTACAGGTATGCAAGCCGAGTGGGTGTGTGTATACGGTAAACAACAGGCCGACGACAATGATGCATTTGAAGCCTATGGTAAAGATCACACTGGGTCATTGTTATTGGACGACAAACTCAAAGACGTACCAGGCGCTCAAGACCTAGTAGGCAACAAGCGTAAAGACAGTTTGTTAAAAGAGTTAGACAAAGCCAGTGTTATGTTAGAAGGACCGGATGAACCAGACTTGGTTACTACTCAATCCAAAGAAAAAACCCGGCCAGCACAAACAACTAATCAATTGCCACAAGGCACCAAGAGTCCAGTAGGAAGCCAACAGAACAAATTACCTAAGGTTAAAGGAAAGAGCAAATGAGCAACAACATCTATGACATCTTGAAGAAGATGCAAAACCTAGAAGCACCCAAGCAGACGCTTACAGAAAGTAAGAAGGCCAAGCCCGACTATATTGACATAGACAAAGATGGCGATAAGGCAGAACCGATGAAAAAAGCTGCCAAAGAAAAAAGCAAAGGTGCTGTTGCCGAAGCAGTTGCTCGCGTAGAACAACAACTGGCAGGAAAATACCAAGGCTGGAAAAAGATCAACGAAGAAGAAAAAATGATTAGAAAAGTTATTCCTGTCGGAGTAATTGACGGTCCTGGCGGATACGACGAAGCACAAAAACGCATCCAAGATTACGAAGCCGGTAAAATTAACAATAAAGGCGAACCTCTTCCTCCAATAGAAGATCGATCAAAGCCAGCTGAAAAGCCAAAGACTAATGTTAGTAGAAAAGAAATAGATGAAGAAGAAGTTGAAGAAAGTGGCCTACAGGCTTACTTAGGTAAAAAGAAGTACGGCGAGCAAGGTATGCGAGCATTGCAAAAAGCCGGCCGCGAAGGCGCCAGCAAAGAGAAGATGGCCCGGATTCGTGCCCAGCATGACAAGATGGATGAAGGTATAGCTAACTTTGATGATAATTACGGTAGCCCTGAGATAGATAGAGTTATGTCAAGACAAGGTAGCGAAGATTTTTCAAAAAAGTCTGACAGACAGCGGGAATTAGATGCAGTTGAGAGAATAGGGGCGATGATGCACGATGAAAGAGAACAACGAGCATACAAAGATAGAACTGCCCCTGGTATTATAAACAAAGTAAAAGATTATTTTGACTACGATAAACCCAATCCTGCTTATGGACCTAAGTTCAAAGACAAGCAAGGTACCGAATACGATTATCCATACGGAAATCCTAAAACAAAGAGTTACAACGAAGATATGTTGTCACCTGGTCAAAAGAAATTTGCAGCACTGGCCGAACCCAAAGACAAAATTACCTACGCAGACAAAATTGCCGGCGCAAAACAAGGCAAGAAAACTGAAGGTAACAAATTTTCTGGCAATCTAATGAAAGCTCGTGCCCAAGGATTGAAGCGAGCCGACCTAGACGGTGACGGCGATATGGAACGAGTCACTCCTGGCAAGTCTAATATGCGTGAAGGTTGGGAAGAAATGCAGGCATACCTTGACAAAAAGCGCGGCCCCGAGAGCAAAGGTGG